GGTCGGGACAGCGAAGAGTTCTGTTTCTCTTTTAAAATAAATAAGCAGATGGTGCCCAGAAGAAATTATGGAATATTATGAAAAATTTTACACATATTGATTTACCAAAGTTGCCTTCTTTGTCAAGAAAAAATATTGATGGCAAAAGAGTGTATGTAAATGAAGAAGGAGAAAAATATCCTTCAGTAACATCGGTTTTATCAGTACGAAATAAAAAAGCAATATTTGAATGGCGTAAACGAGTAGGGGCAGAGGAAGCAGATAGAGTTTCTAGAAAAGCCTCTACTAGAGGCACTAGAATTCACAAGTTGTGCGAAGACTATCTTCTCAACAAAGACCTTCCTGATCTTAGTCCTTTAGACTTAGACACTTGGAAAAAGTTTAGACCGATTGTTGAGAGAATTGATAATATTCACTTTGTAGAGCCTTTTTTATACAGCAATCATTTAGGCATGGCTGGCCAATGTGATTGTATTGGAGAGTTTGATGGTAAGTTGTCTGTGATAGATTTTAAGACCTCTCGCAGACTAAAAAAGCATGAAGGCATATCTAATTATTTTGCTCAGTGCGCTGCATACGCTGTTATGTATGAGGAGCTAACTGGAATTGCTATAAATAGAACAGTTGTCCTTATAGCAGTAGATGGTGAAGAGCCTCAAGTATTTATTGAGAAGCGTGATAACTACACTGAATTTCTCTTAGAAAGTAAGAGAATGTTTTTAAACGGCGAGTACGACTAGGAGAAACACATGAGAACATTACTTTTTATAGCAGCATTAGTCCCATCAATCGCATTTTCTCAAGTTGAGATAGTTTCCGAGAAGCCGCATTATGTTATGGTTACTCAAAAAGAGTGCGAGTATCAAGATGTCTACGTTGAGAACTCACTAGGTGGTTCTATAGTAGGCGGTGTAATCGGAGCAGCTATCGGTAATGAGATTGGTGGTGGTTCTGGTAGAAAGATTGCTACTGTAGTAGGTGCAATAACTGGCGCCAATGTTGGACGAACCCGTGCAGAGAGAAACGGCAGAATAGAACAACGACAGATTTGCCGTGATGTACAAATTCAAGTACAGCGTGGTAAGTATGTGACTATGAGGTATGAAGGTAAACTTCACACTATCTTAGTAGACTAATTCGTTGAAGTAAGAGATAGGAAGTTTGGACAGGGGTGCAACTCCCCTCGCCTCCACCAATAAAACATATGGGGGCGTTTTAGATTCGACAGACGACTGAAGGCTTATGGAGAATAGGTGCGGAAGCTACCTTAAATGCAACAAAACTATAAATGCCAACGATGAAGCATTTGCTCTAGCCGCATAGGTTAGATGAGGTATGGGTACCGCCTTATAATCAAATGGGCCCATTTTTGACACACAACACACACAAGGAGATAGATATGTCAAATCCGTATGAACTAAGATTCAACATGCTTATGGAAGCAAAAAACCTACTCGTAGAAGAGTATCATGCTGAAGTGGATCGACTCACAAACAGATACTTTGCGTTAAAAGACGCAGGCGAGACTGTTGAGTATCCTACTTTACCGCAGTATCCTACCTTTGAAGGCATTCAAGATTTATGTAAAGAAATGAATGCCTTTGTAAGTAATTCTGGTGGTAAGCACTAAGTAGTTTAAGGGTATGGGCACCACCCTAACGGGCCTAAACTAAAGGAAGACAATCATGTACATAGTAGAAGATACACTTGCTATGTTAGTCGCAGTAGTTACACTAACAGCAGTAAGTATGTTCGCTTATAATGAAACTGATGAAGTCCCTACAGAAGAAGTATCCGTAGTAGTAGAAGTAGAAAGAAGTCCCTCGTTTTATGAAATAGCACAGCGAGAGACTCATTGTTTAGCAACCAACATATATTTTGAAGCTCGTGGTGAATCGCTTGAAGGTAAGAAGGCAGTAGCTTTTGTTACACTCAATCGAGTTGAAAGCGAGTCATTTCCAAACGACATATGTTCAGTCGTATATCAAGCGCAGTATTCGTCATGGTGGAAAGAGAAAAGAGATCGACTTGTGCCTATTAGAAACAAGTGCCAGTTTAGTTGGTATTGTGACGGCAAGTCTGACTCTATTCGAAACACTAGAGAATATGAAAATCTCTATCGCCTAGCTAGTGAAGTTATTCTTGGCAAACACATAGACAACACAGGCGGCGCTGAATATTATCACGCAGACCATGTTAAGCCAGATTGGCGATTAGCATTTAACAAAACAACAAAGATAGATTCACACATCTTTTATAGAAAACTTGACATCTAGTCTCAATAGTGTATAATGGTATTATGACTGACGAAATAGAAGCAAAAATTGTAGTAACTGGTGGCTGTGGATTTATCGGTTCGCACCTTGTAGATAGACTATCTGATATTGGATTTCATGTTTATGTCGTTGATGATATGCGCCAAGGTAAGTATGTCATTGATAGACCTAACGTAGAATACTTTTTTGAAGATGTTTCTACTTGCAAGCTAACGGAGAAGATTACACGACCATTAGCAATTATGCATTTAGCAAATAGTCCTCGTGTTAGGCGTTCGCTTGAAGAGCCTAGAGACACTATAGATAATAACATAACTACAACAACTGCTGTTGCTGATTGGGCAAGACACTGGCACACATTCTTGTTCTTCGCAACATCTTCAAGTACACAGTATAAAGATTCAGTCAATCCGTATACTTGGAGCAAAGCAGCGTGTGAAGGAATATTGGAATTGTATAAAGAGTTGTATGATCTTAAATACATGAAAATGTTCTTTTACAATGTGTATGGTCCTAGAGAAGCAGACTACGGTCCATACAGCACAGTAATACGAAAGTTTAAGAAAGATTATTTGAAAGGAAATCCTCTGACTATTTTTGGTAACGGAAGTAAAGAGAGAGATTTTACTCATGTAGATGATGTGGTACAAGGCATATTGCAGTTGTTAGTAGATCCAGAACACCACGAAGAAGTACATTTCGGCAAAGGTGATCCTAAAACTATACTATCAATTGCTCAAGCATTTAACACCTCAATCGTTCATAGTTTTGATAAACCGGGCGAAGCGCAAACAACGATTTGCAAAAGGCCTTACATAGAATGTCCTAATGATGTCTTCAGTTACATTGATAACTGGTTGAAGGAGAACACGATTGACAATTAGAGTAGTAAACGAATTTATGGCTAGCACAGAAAAACTTACAGACGTTTTTGTGATAACAAAAAAGTTTAATACGCCATCAGAATTTTCTCAGCATATTGAAAGAAGAGCCTATCATACAAACTCTACTTGCATGGATATTCTTGTAGATTATTGTTTGAGTAATGACATTGAAATAGAAAGCGTAAACAAACTTTTAAGTACATCGCTCAAAGATAAACTTGAGGCAGAAGCACAAGAATTAAACTTACTCAAGGTTAAATCAAATAAACTACCTTTTTAATTTTACTATGGAACCCTTTGAAGTTTATAGATTATACTTGGCACTCAAGTTACACTTTACAACCAAAGGTTATGATATCACCAAAACCCTTGGTGCTGTCACAGGCAAGCGTGAAACCTTTCTAAAAAGAAAAGATTTGACTTCTATTCGAAAATTAGCAAGGGATTACAAACGCTCAGAGATTATCGACATTCTTGTTGCCAATTTTGCTAACGGAGACAGATGGGGAGGTGTATTCGACTCAGAATGTCTCGAAACTTACAAAAAGTGGTTGACAAACAAGAAAAGAATGTTGTATAATTTCAATACAGACTTAGATAATATTCTATTTCGAATGGAAAAGGATGGAATCAAGTCTGCGATATTTGAAGGAGGTCATCCTCTAATTTTTAGAATGATTATGGGACAAGATATTAACTTAGAAACAGTAGTTATGTTAGAAAAGTTGCGTCCCTTTGTGAGTCAGTACAGTGATGATTTCGTACTTGAGGATACTTGCCTTCTTATATCAAAATATAAACCCTTTGTTCGTTTTGACAAAGATAGTATTAACTCACAGTACATGGAGAAATTGATTTCAATTTACGGTGATGAGTAAATCTAATAAGTTTAAACCGCAAGAAAAGCGCATCAAGCGCATCGAAAAACGCCCTGAAAAGAAAATTGACAGGCAATTAAAGAGTATAAATAAGATTGATACATCGAAGTTAGATGATGTATTCGAAAACTTTTATACAAAGTAATATAACGCTATATAACGCAATACAACTATACAACGCATACAAGGAGAAATCATATGTCGTTTAATTCACTATCCGATCTACGCAAGGCCCGTGGCAACTTCGATTCACTTATGAAGGAAGTTGAAAAACTCGATTCACCTCAACAAGGCAACAAAGGTGATGACCGAGAGTGGAAGCCTACAGTAGACCAAGCAGGTAACGGCTACGCTGTTATTCGCTTCCTCCCTGCTCCACAAGGCGAAGACATGCCGTGGGCACAACTTTGGAATCACGGTTTCCAAGGTCCAACTGGTAAGTGGTATATCGAAAACTCACTTACTACACTCAAGCAAACTGACCCTGTATCAGAACTCAACTCAGAGCTTTGGAACAGCGGTGTAGAAGCTAACAAAGATGTTGCTCGTAAGCAGAAGCGCCGTCTCTCATACTACGCTAATGTTCTAGTCGTAGAAGATTCAGGCAATCCTTCTAACAACGGTAAAGTCTTTCTTTACAAGTT